TTCAACCTTTCTGGTTTGACAGAATTGAAACTGGGTGCTATTGGTGGACAAATTGGTGAATCTATTAGTGAGTTCTCATCCGATGAAACATTGGGTGGAGATTCCAACGGTGCATGTCCTACAGAGAAAGCAGTTCGTGGATTCCTCACAAGAGGTAGGATGGATAACACTTCTGGTATCTTGGTTCCACCAAGAGGTTCTCAGGCAACTAGACCTACAGGTGGACAACTACTAGAAGGTGGTCTTCGCTACGATACTGATGCAAACGGACTAGAATTCTACAACGGTTCAGACTGGTTGCCTCTAGGTGCTTACGCTAATGTAACTACATCATCTGGTGTTACTCTAGCTAACAAGCAACAGTGTTTCGCTAACACATCAGGCGGTTCATTCACTGTTACTCTACCTGGATCTCCTGTTAAGGGTGATAGCGTTAGAATCTTTGACTCACATAAGACATTTGATTCAAACTCATTAACGATTGGTAGAAACGGTAACCCAATCATGGGTGACGCATCTGACCTAACGATCACAACCGAAGGTGCAGCATTTGAACTGGTCTTCTTCGATGGATCACAAGGATGGAGAATCATTACCATCTAATTTGAACTAGGGAGTGTCTCACTCCCTTTTGTTATATTTTTCTAAATACTATTACACCACAAGGCATAGGCAATGGCTGATTATCAAAGTTATAAACAAATTAATGGGGGTGCGGCTATAACAGCCAACTCGTTAGGACCAGCACAGGTTAGTGGTTTCTCAACTGCTGTTACTTGTCAGTTCTTTGTCTGCAATAGCGATTATTGGACTCATGCTAACGGAGGTTGTTGTTTATACTGGACTGTTCCAGGTAAGGCACTTACTGTTAGGTTTGAACTGACTGCTGGTGGTGGATCAGGTAGTATATCTGCTTGTTGTCACAATGGTCCTGGTGGTGGAGGTGGTGCTTACGCTGTTAAGACACAGTTTGCCCATAAAGGAGAGTTTACTTCTGGAAGTACAGCATATACTATATGTGCTGGTGGTTCTAGTCAGTGCTCTTGTTGTGGATTTAACACAGGTTGTGGTTGCTGTGGTAGAAGAGGGTGTACATCATATGTTAATGGTGGTACTTTAAGTAACTTCTGTGCTGTTGGTGGATCATGGGGATTTCACCAGTGTTCTGGTGGTTGCTACTCTTGTAGTTCTACATGGCATTGCTGCAGGTGTTGGGGTTCTACTGCTTGCTGGTACGGTTCAGACTTTGGTATCAGAGGAACATCACCAGGAAGAAGAAATAACCAGTACTGCCGTGGTTCAGCATGGTCATGGTCATCTGGTGCTGCTGGTCCTTGGGGTAGAGGTGCTGACACTGCTAATGTGGACAACTGTTCTCATGGTGTGACACAAGGTTGTTGCCGAGGACATTCATTGTTCCCAGGTGGCGGTGGTATGTCACCATATACTGATGGCTCTTGCTGTTGGGGTGGATATGGAGCAGGTGGGTTGGTTGTTGTAACCTATTGGTCATAATATAAATAACAAATGAGGGAGCAAACCTGAACAAAACATGGCACAAATTACTAAGACAGTTATCTTTCCTTGCTCAACGGAATGGCTAGGACAAGATCAATCATCAACAACCGTTGGTATAGCAACTTACGAAGGACCAGAACAGTTAGTAACTGAATGGGAGGTCGGTGCAGTTCCAGCACAATGTGAAAGAATATTAGATCCTGATAGCAAAGATGCAGAGATGCCTACTGCTGCTAATTGCGTTAGAGTCATCTTGGATGCATCCAAGTATCCACTTCATGCTCTAGCATTATGGGGGCAGAAATATAAAGGTGCTCGTATCATAGTTGATGCTGGACCTGCTGATGTAGATAATCCATCTATTGCTGATCCACATGACTTCCAAGAGACATTTGATCAGAGATCATTCTATTATGATACTGCTACAAGTACTTGGTCAAGTGGTGCATTCAACCATGATGGTGATCCTACTGGTATTAGTTCAGAAGGTGTGATGTTTGGATGGGATTGGGTAAGAAACACAAGAAACCAGATGCTCGATGAGTGTGATGGTAGAGTTGCTGCATCCGATACACCTGAATCAGTTGTAGCACCTTGGAAAGAATATAGAAAGAGATTAAGAGACCTTCCTAATGATTGGGCAGGTATTGGTACAGCAACACACTTGATTGTATGGCCAATGGATCCAGATCAGGTAGCTGCAGGTAAAACATTTGGAACTCATTCAGATGACCCTGATAATCCAGACGCATACTAAAACAAAATTGACTTTTTAGTTACAAGATTCTGGGAAAATTTTTCCCAGAATTTTTTTGATCTATAGGATTTACAACATGGAAAAACAATTTGTCCCCACGCAGATACAGCATCAAGTAGCTACTTGGGGACCATATTTATGGCAAAGTGAATTGATTCCTTCTATTATAGAAGAGATATCTAAGAGAGGAGCAACAGTCAGAGGTATTGAGCAACAGAACTCATCACATAAGTTGGCTGCCATCATGAAAGATGAGTGGACTTTTAAGGATGAGGATAGACAATGGGTGCAAGAAGCATTAAATCCTTGGATTATTACATATTTAAGATCATTTACTGAATATTCTGGTGGTAAATTTGATCCATTTGATTGGGATATTAGAGAACTGTGGGTAAATTATCAGAAAGCTAATGATTTTAATCCATTGCACAATCATACTGGACTGCTGAGTTTTGTATTATATTTGGATGTTCCTGAACAAATATTAGAAGAGCATAACGAATGGAATAATCGTGGACCTAAACCAGGAATGATTTCTTTTAGGTATGGTGAAGAAAAACCTATGCTATCTCCAATGAGGATGTATATACCTAAAGCAGGAGATATTTTTATATTCCCTTCTTGGTTAGAGCATATGGTTATACCTTTCAAGACTCCTGATGTTGAGAGAGTATCTGTTTCGGGTAATATATATGTTCGAGATTAATGATCCCGAAATTACTTTAGTATCTAAGATAGGTAAGGAAAATAGAAATGCATTAATCATTGATAATTTCTATAAGAATCCTGATGAGGTACGAGAGTATGCATTATCATCTAAAAGATATAGTCCTGAAGATAATCCTGATCTTCTAGCTGCATTTCCAGGATGGAGAGTGTTTGAAAATGATGATAGAATTAAAAATTTAAAACCATTTTTTACTGGTTTATCTAAAGAACCTTTGTGGCGTAGACCAATCAATTATCATTATTGGAATGCTAATTGGGAGAATCAAGGTTTTATGGTTAATATACTTAACCAATCTTCTTATGATCATAATATATTTCCTCATCAAGATTGTTTTGATAATCATTTTGGTGTAGTAATATATTTAAATACCCCAGAAGAATGTCAAGGTGGAACTAACTTATACTCTTGGCATGGATACCAGACTACACCTGAACCTGATATGATAGATGAACCTATTGATTCAGGTAACTGGGAGGTTGTTTTAGGTTTAGAAATGGTGTATAATAGATGTGTTGTCTATGAATCTGAAACATTGCACATGCAGTGGATGAATAAAGGGATGTATACCGATCATGATCGTGTAGCACAAGTTCTTTTTATGTGACTATATAAATTACTGAATAACTATTATGAGATCTAAAGTATTTTTTATTAATGGTGGTGCTGGTAGAGTAATTGCTTCTATTCCTGCACTAGAAAAGTATGCTGAAACCCATGACGATTTTGTTATCGTAGCAGAAGGAGGGATGAACTTCTTTAAAGGTCATCCTGTTTTAGATAAGTTTGCTTATGATCATTGGCATAAGAATCTGTTTGAAGATAAGATAAAAGACAGAGATTGTATGACACCTGAACCTTATAGAAGGTGGCATTATTATAATCAGAAATGTAATATAGCTCAAGCATATGATATGGAAATCAACGGGTTGGATGAACCTAGAGATCTTCCTACACCTAAGATTAAACTATCTAAGACTGAAGCAATCAATGCTCTTAATCTTGTAGAACAAATCAAAGCAAAGACTAAAAAGGATAAGGTAATAGTTGTCCAACCTTTTGGTAGAGGTGCAGAAGTACAAGGAGAATATATTATTGATCAGAGTTCAAGGAGTTTTCACCAAAGAGATATAGTAGAGGTGATTAATAATTTAAGAAAGGATTATGGTGTCATTATCATGTCCGAGTTTCAGTTTGTTGTTGATCCACCTGACTCAAATATGATACCATGTGCTTGGCCACAGGCAGACATTAGAGTATGGGCAGGTATCATTGAGTGTGCAGATCATTTCTTAGGATGTGATAGTGTTGGGCAACATATTGCTAAGTCTGTTGGTACTACAGTGACTACTGTTATAGGTGCTACATTCCCAGTAAATATTTCATACCCAGAGGATAGGAACTTTGATATCATTGACATTGGTAAGGGTAAGAGAGTATTTCAACCTCTTAGATTGACAGCAGAAGACTATCAGGATATGATGAATGACGAATGTATGAAGATGAAAAAGGAAGATGTTCAGTCAGTAATTACTAGTTGTAGAAAGAGACTTGGTAAGTCTAAAGATTACTCTGGTAATTTAAAACTGGAAGAGGAACAGCAACCTGAAAAATGCTGTGACAATGCTCCACAACTTAGAGGATTTGGTAAATGACAAAATGGATAGGTGCTATTACCCGTGGACATAACGGAGGAGCTTGTCTTCTTAAAGATGGTGAAATTGTATTTGCTATAGAGGAAGAAAGACTTACACGATGTAAGTATGATGGTGCTCCTCTCGCTTCTATGATGAAGATGAAGGAGGTTATAGGAGAAGATCAACTTGAATATCTTTTGGTTGCTCATACACAAGATCTCAAAGAGACTGCTGGTGAGCTAGAGTATAGTGTTGAAGATGTTTACACAGGTTGGGCTAGAAAACTTGGATTGATTGACAGGGAGATTGCTTATCAAAATATACTTCATGGAGGTGTACACCCTCAGGTAAAAGATCTAAGTCTTATACACCATAAACTTCATGCTGCTGCTGCATTCTATCGTTCTGGATTTGATACTGCAGTTGCTGTTATTGTAGACGGTGCAGGATCTGCTTTAAATTTTGGATCTTTTAATAAGATGCAAGGATTCTGGGAGACAGAAAGTATATATGGATGTGATTATCCATCTGATATTAGTTGTATATTTAAACATGTTGGTGGCAATGGTCCTAGTGTAAGGCAAGTAGATGGTGAGTTTGATAATTCTTTGATTGATCCTGATGATTCAGGGTCATCCTTACTTGTTATTGATCAAACATGTGGTCTCGTAAAAGCATATGAAGCAGTCACTATGTACTGTGGTTTTAGGGGAATAGAAGCAGGAAAAACTATGGGATTATTTCCATATGGTAAACCTAATGAATCTATAGGACCAATATTTTCTACAGAAGGTGATGGTGATTATAGACATGTGAATCCTAATATATTCATACCATACTATCCTAATTCTGGTGTTGTTAATGAAGGTCTTCATTCAGAATGGCAAGCACCTCCAGACATGGAACAGAATGACCTCTCTAGATTGCAAAATCGTAGAGACTTTGCTTATGCAGTACAAACAGCAACACAGGAAAAGATGGTTGAGATGATTAGACTTGCTGTTGCTACCACAAATAATAATAATGTTGTAATTTCTGGTGGCTATGGACTTAATTGTGTTGCTAATTACTATTACAAGCAACAGTTAGAGGATGAAGGTATTAATTTATATGTTGAACCTATTTCTAGTGATGCTGGTACTGCATTAGGTGCTGCTCTTTATTGGTATCGAAAGGAGAGTGGTGATGAAGAAGTTAAAGATTACAGTGGATTGTATCTAGGACTAGACTATAATTATCAATTGAGTGATGTTGAATCAGTTGCTACAAAATATAATGCACAGATAACTGATGCTAATGATAAGGATGTTGTAGATCTTATCTTGGATAAGAATATTGTTTCATTATTCCAAGGTAGATCTGAGAGTGGTCCTCGTGCTCTTGGTAACAGATCTATTCTGTATGATCCTCGTGATCCAGATGGAAAAGATATTGTTAATAAGGTTAAGCATCGTGAATACTTCAGACCATTTGCAGGTTCTATTTTAGCAGAGCATGTTCATGACTGGTTTGATCTGGTTGACATGGAAGACACTCCTTACATGATGTATGCTGTCAAATGTAAAGAAGGTATTGAAGAAAAGATACCTTCTATCATACATGTTGACAACACATGTAGAATACAAACAGTAACTGAGGAACAAAATGAGAACTACTACAAACTCATCAATCAATTCTTTAAACAGACTGGTTGTCCTATCATCTTTAACACTTCCTTTAATTTGGGTGGAGAACCTTTGGTCGAGACTCTCGATGATGCACTACGCACTCTTGCTAAGTCTGATATTGAGTACTTGTATCTTCCTGAATTTGGTAAGCTAGTTACATTAAAGAATGAGTAAAGTATTTGTGCAAGAAAAAAAGTGGGTCAAAGTATTTGTTAATGGAACCTTTGACCTATTACATCCAGGTCACATATCATTACTAAATTATGCTAAGTCTCTAGGAGATTATCTTGTAGTTGGTATTGATACTGATGATAGAGTAAGGGAAAAGAAAGGATCAACCCGTCCAATATATAATCAGGAAGACAGAGGACTAATGCTTATTGCTTTGTCAGCAGTTGATGAGGTAACTTACTTTAGTAGTGATGAATCTCTTGAGGCATTGGTAAAAGATGTCAAACCTGCTATAATGGTCGTTGGTTCTGATTGGAAAGACAAATCAGTCATCGGTTCCTACTGGGCTGCCGAGTTAAAGTTCTTCGATAGGATTGAAAAGTATGCAACTAGCAAGACAGTACAATGTATTATTGATAGGGGATAGCTGCACTGATGTGTGGGCTTATGGTGAATGTAAACGCTTAAGTCCTGAAGCACCAGTACCTGTCATGAAATATCGTGAGACTAAGAGTGCTCTTGGTATGGCAGCTAATGTCAATGAAAATTTAAAGTCTCTTGGTATCAATGTAAATTTTCTTACTAATAAAGAACCTATTACTAAGACAAGATATGTTGATGAGAAAAGTAATCAACAGATCATGCGTCTTGATAATGAACCTGATGTAAAACCTTTGCGTGAATCAGAACTTAGGATGGCAGCAATGCATCTAGAATATGATGCTGTAGTTATATCTGATTATGATAAAGGATTTGTTGATAGTAATTTGATTGATATACTAGCACCTAAAAATCCAAACACTAAAATATTTGTTGATACCAAGAAGAAGAAATTACCTACACAATATAATAATGTTGTTTATAAAATTAATAAAAAAGAATTTGAGTTGTTAGATCCTGATCATATACCTAATGGTAGGAATATGATTGTAACTAATGGTCCTCAAGGTGCTATGTGGGATCATCTGGCATTCCCCGTACCTATTACTAGGGTGTTTGATGTTACTGGTGCAGGTGATACATTCCTAGCAGCATTAGTATTCTATTACATGCAATTGCCTGACATGAAAGAGTCTATTAATTTTGCTAATAGATGTGCATCTATAGCAGTACAAAATCCTGGTACATATACTTTGACGATGGAGGATGTTGATGAAATTCTCAACAAATAGTATCTTAGCATTTAATGTTACACATAATTCAGCTGTTGCTTATGTCAAAGATGGTTTACTTGATTTAGTATTAGAAGAAGAGAGGTTGAGTCATAAGAAACATGACAATCAACCTTTCTTATCTTTATGTGAAATTTCTAAATTTATTGAGCCTAATATAGCACTTGTATTGGGTGCAGGTTTGATTCATGCCGATGAAGATATTAAATCTAAGAATTCTGAGACTGCTTTTACTCCAGTTAGTAAATGTATTGATATAGGTATTCAGTTAGTTCATAAAGCATCTAAATCTGAGAGAGCTTTGTTTAAAGAATGTAGTGACCAGCATCATTTATATCATGCTGCGATTGGATTTTATAACTCTGGATTTAAAGATGCAACATGTGTCATTGTTGATGGTGCAGGTGCTCATGTTGATGATTGTTCTCATGAAGTTGAAACAATATACAAAGCATCATATCCTTGCAACTTTGAGACTGTTCATAAGAAAGTAGTTCCTTGGTCTACTCTATCTGATAAGTTTCCTAAGGAACTAATTCAACCACCGACTTGTCCAGAACCTACCACTGGTATTGGTATGGTTTATTCTGGTATTGCTGATTACTTTGGATGGGGACACCTTGGGTGTGGAACTTTGATGGGTCTTGCTCCTTGGGGTGAAGAAGATCCTAACATCAAACCATTTGTAATTAATGGTGAGATTGATGAGAGTATGTGGAAACGAAATAGTTGTGGAGCACAGTTTATACCATATGATTATGTCCAGAAAGTACCTGTCTTTAGAAGTATAAAAAATCCTAGGAAAAAGTTTCAGTATCTTTGTAATCTTGCTTACAGATTGCAGAAGGACTTTGAATCTTATATGATTAATCTTATTAATAAAGCAATAGAGTTGGGTGACTCTAAGAATATTGTTCTGTCTGGTGGGTGTGCTTTAAATTGTGTGGCTAACTATGAGTATCTTAAACATTTGCCAGAAGGATATAAATTATATGTTGAACCCATCTCTACTGATGCAGGAACTGCTGTTGGTATGGCAATGTATAATCATTACATGATATCTAAATCCCATGATATAAATCCATTGAAGAGTTTGTATTTGGGACCACCTAGAGAATACAATTCACCATCTGATTCATATTCTGCAGAAGTTTCTGATGTTGTAGATGTAATCCAGAAAGGAAAAGCAGTAGCATTATTTCAAGGAAGATCTGAGCAAGGACCAAGAGCTTTAGGTAATAGATCTCTTTTGTTTGATCCAACTATACCTGATGCTAGAGTACAAGTTAATAAGATTAAACTTAGAGAATCTTTTAGACCATTTGCTGCTACTGTTTTAGCGGAGCATGTGCATGATTGGTTTGATCTTCGTGGTATGGAAGAGACACCTTACATGATGTATGCAGTTGATGTCTTGGAAGATAAGAGAGATATTATATCTGGTGTTGTTCATGTTGATGGTACATGTAGGATACAAACTGTTACTAAAGAACAGAATGAGAACTATTATAATATCATTAAAGAATTCTATGATAGAACTGGTGTTCCTATGCTATTCAATACCTCATTGAATCTTTCTGGGGATACTATGGCAGAGACTATGAAAGATGTGTTGTATATTATAGATAATTCTACAGTAGACTACCTTTATATTCCAGAACATGCTAGAATGGTTCACAGAGAAGATAATAAAAACAAACATAAGAAAGGTTATGCAGACAACTCAATCTTTGTTGGATCCTTACCCTACCACCACAAAAATGCTTAGATATTGCTTTGATATAGATGGTACTATCTGTACACCTGGTACATGCAAGTCATGTCAGTATGAAGGTGCAACTCCTAACAAGGATAGGATAGAAAAGATTAATAAGTTATATGATGAGGGACACTACATTATATACATGACTGCTCG